ATTGTATGTTGATTATCTGCGGCGCGCCAAACTCAATGAGCATATTCCGCGTTTCGTTACCGACAGGAACCTCGCAAATTTCGCCGCAACATATCGAATTGCACTCCTCGACAAATGCCTCCAACAGCTTTATTTTCTCGGTTTGCAACCACACCGTAAGCCGCCCGTCTATTATCGCATGGTCTATATCTTTGCTGTATAGCCGCTTTGCTTGCAGTAGTTCGCATAGGCAATACGCTTGATTGAGCGATTTTTCCATACTCGCCAAATAATCGTCTGCCGATTTTATTCTGCGCTTGAACGCATAATACTCTATGTTGAGCGCGTCTGTTATTGATTTTTCTTTCTCGCCCTCTAACACAAAATCGGCGGTAGAAAACACGCCTTGTATAATTCCAAGCAATAAGTCTGCCGATAATTTTATTCGCTTCACTATACCCTCCGTAATTTATACCCGACACGTTTTTGCCATGCCCTTTGCCGTTCTTCATACGGTTTATCAGAAAAACTCGGAACGCTGTTTTGGCTTTGAAACTCGGGGTTGTAGTTGATATTATCAAGAATTTCGTTCAAAAATTTTAGCTTTTTTTGCGGCGTATCCAGCGTTGCTATTTGCGATACGCTTGCCGCGCTGGTATAAACGCGCTTGTTTGTGCTTATATTTGCAAGCAGACTTTCGGAATTGTTGAACATTGCCTCTAATACCGTCTTGCAAGCCGTCACAATGCGCAACACCGCCGCGCTCGATTTATTTGTCACGGCAATACCTTTTTCGGTTATAACGCCGTTAAGAAAGCCATTTATCACGTTGCGGCATTGCGTGTAAATTTTGTCATCGTCAGCCTTGCCCTTTCGCAAATCGTCCCGATTAAATTGCGGCAATATGCCCGTCATATTATCGTTGCAGAAAAAATCTTGCAACCGAAACAAATTATTATATTCCATTACAACACCTTTCGCAATTCTAAATATTGATTAGTCTGTACTTTTTTCGGCGTATAAATATACCCGATACGAACATCACCGTCAACTTGCCACAATTTGCCTTCTATAACGACAAGGTCACCTTTTTCAAACTTATGTAATGAATTCGTTCGTATCGTCAAATAACCGTTGGGAGTCAATAATCCATCCATAGGCTGATACTCGTTTTCAGTACACTCAGTAGCCTCTACCCAACGAATTTTACATACACACACATATCGATTGCCCTGTACCGTTACACTCTCGCCGTCTTTCAGTTCTACGGGCATATCCGCCGTATAGCGTTTGTATAGCTTGGCTTTCGGGTGCGGCGACCACATAGGATATTCAAAACTCTGTGCCATAAATTCACCTCATTTTTTTGATTAAGTATTGACTTTTGTCTTGTGTTGGTGTATAATAGTATTGAAAACACCTTTGGTTAGTGGATAGTTGAAGGTAACGCCCCCGCTATCGTGCCCTGCCAATAGGTGTTTTTTATATTTCAAACACATTGCCGTCAGAAGTAAAAACACGATGCATTTTATAGCGGTTTTCCACTGTTTTAACGACGGTCACAGCCATTACTCCCTCTTTATCACCTATCAGGACACGCGCCGCAAACGTAACTGAGGCGTACCCACGTGCTTTGTGATTATTGTGACGCGATATTTCTATCCCATGTTTTATGACTGAGGGAACAGCGGTAATTGCGGCTATTTCAGCAACGTTTTTTATATAAGCTGCTGACTTTTTGATTTGAGTACCAACTTGCACCTTGCCAAAATCTTTACGTTCTACACCCGTTGTTTTTCGCAAGGCGCACTTGTAACGCTGTAATTGCCGTTTGACGGTCGGTAGTCACCTTTCCTTTGGTTATAGCCGCAACAACCTTTGTTTTTGCGATTTTGTCTTTATTTGCTTGTACTTGTTGTTTTATTGTAGTTTTATCACTCTCGGAAGCGGAATTTTTAGCGTCTTTACCACTCTCCGCATCAATGTCCGCCTTCTTAAACTTGCCGCTCGTTTTCATTGCCTCTCGTAGCGACTGCCCATCGGCTATAAATACCTTTCGCCCGCATATAGTACGCCACACACCTTTTTTATCGCTCGCCATTATTGCCTCTCCTAATACGCCGATAAATCCATACGGTATTCCCCAATAGCATTTGGGTCGAGTAAGTAATTCACACGCAACCAAATAAGAACCTCGTCATGTAGCCAATAACCCGCAGACATATCAGCGTCGTTATCGCGCATTCTCCCGTTTTCACTGTTCACAATCATTTTCGGGGTCTTCTTCGCGTCGCCGAAATCGATAATAAATTCGGCTTGCTTAGCAAGCATACGTTCGAATTCGAGTCGCCCCTCTCTCGGTGTTTTCACTCGTCCGAAAAGGCTCTTTGCTATTCGATAGCACATGAGGTTGTATTTGGTCTGCGCCATAACAGCTATGTAACTGTAAATGTGGTCGGTCGTTGTCCAAAGTAGTTTTTTTATTTCATTAGGCTCGCAGTCAATGCCGTAATGCGAGAATGCCGCTTCCGTCAAATAATAACGGTGGTCGTCTTTGTCGTATCGCATTCTTTCCGTATCGCATGGATAAATCGCATTGGTTGGCATATCGTCGTAAAACGGTATAACGAGCTTATCGTTGTTTATTTTCTCATACATGCTTTTATTCCTCGCGTGAAATTAATCTTTTGCCGCTCGACCACTTTTCATTACTATCGCGGTTATTATAGCCGGGCAATGTTCTAATGGTAACGTCGCGTTGACTCTCCACGTCTAAACCTTGTCTCTTAGCAATTTCAAGCCTTTGACCAACGTTTTTCGGATTTATAGTTTTTTTACCTTGCGCTATGCGTTCATCGTCGGGTGTTGTCAAATTATCCGCTTTGCGTTTCCAATTCGCAGTGTCCTCGTCGGTAGTCATTTGAACCACTGCAAGCGTATTGTATAATTTGTGGCTTTGGTAATGTTCTACCGGCACGACTACAACGTCACCCGAGCGATATTCCTTATCGGTTTCGTAGTCGTATAACTTACCGTGCGGCGAACCGTGTCCGTAGCTAACCGATATAATTCTACTCGACATGGCACCGTACCTCCATCTTTATTCGTCCGCGCCGTCGTCGTCCGTGTCGTCGCCGCTTATACCGTCAAAGTGTTCGCTCCACCGATTAGCGATCGCCCACGCCTCGCTTGTCGTTGCTTTGTTTCCGTTTTTGATTTCATCAATGCAAGCGCGTATGTCTTCGCGTTCGGGGCGTTCTGCGGCGAGTTGCTCCATTTCATCAAGCGTATATCCTATGTCGTCAAGCGCTCTTTGCGCGCTCGACATAAGGCGGTCGTTCAACCGCGACATATAGCGGTCAATATTATTGTTCATATTGTTTACCTCCGATTTTGTTATAACGAAAGCAATGGGAGCGGTGTTGTCCGCTCCCGTTGTTCCGTTTTTGTCTTTTACGCCGCAACGTACTTTTTCGCAAGCGCTTTTTTCGTGTTTCTAATACGCCCGCCGCACACGGTCATAATTGATATAAGCGTGCTATTGTGTTCGATAGCGTCATACGGCACAAGCCCGATAAAACGCGCAACGTTAATAATTGAAAGTGTCTTATGGTCGTAAAGAATATACTCAATGTCGCTCCAATCCCACTCTTTCTTTTTCTCGTCATAATCGGCGTCGGTAGAAGTCAACCCGACAAGCGCGGAATTATCCTGTCCCACAGCGTTAGACGTGAACACTTTGACTTTACCGCTGAAAAGCGTGCCCGCGAACACCTGCCCAAGCGTCGCCGCTTCGGTCGGACTCGCGGCAACAAAATAGTTGCGACTCCCTATGTATTTGAGGAATACCGCGTCGGTATCTTCGCTCACAATAAGAGTATCGGGGTCGGCACCCGCTTTGCGAAGCGTTGCGCGGTCGTCGATTATATTGTTTATAATTGTGTCTTTCGTGCTACGCACGGTGTTCGCCGATGCGGGTGCGCCTACGTCGGTAGCGTCGGGCGAACCTCCGCCGTTTATAAGATACGACAAATAGCGTAACTCCTTAATTTCGTCGTAGCTCTCGGAAGCAAGCGCCACCAAGTCGGCGGTTCTGCCGCTTACACGCGCCTTATCAATCGGCTCGCTTACAATTTCCCCTACTTTCAACACGTCGTTGCACTTGATTTCGATAAACTCTCCGTCAGTGCGCGTAGGCACTACGCGGAACGCATCTTTGTCGGTCGCTTTGGTAAGCGTAACCTTGATTTTTTCGAGCCTACGAATGAACGCCACCGCAAATCGATTGTCTACCATGAGACTCTCAACGTCGGTCGCATAAGTCACGCCGGGAAGCATAACTTTATTGCGAAATAAATTCGGTTCGAGCATAGCGATAATGCCGCCATCTACCGTTGCGCCGCTCGTGGGCGCGTTCGTGCCGGGATTCCAGTTTTGGAATGCGTCACCCAAAGTAATTGCCATAGTTTTTAAACTCCTTTATATAAAAATTTTATTCCAACCCCGCCTTTTTCCGTGCTTCTCTAACTTTTCTCTCAAAATCGTTTAACACGGGCGGATTGTTGGGAGTTGGCGCCGTTTTATCCGCAAGCGGTTGTGCCTTTCCAAGCACCACGCGACCGCTCGACGCGCCCCATTCGGGATATTGCGCGACAAAATCGCTCACTTTGTCGAAGTGCGCACCTTCGGCAATAAACAGCTTTTTTGCCGCTTCGATTCGCTCGGGTTGAATACCCGCTCTAAGTAGCGCGTTCTCGGCTTTAAGCTCTATAACGTTTGCCGTGTCTTGCGCCTCTTTATTGTCCGTACTCGGCGACGGCTCTGTTGTTTCCTCTTTATGAGTCAACCGTGTGACTACGCTTGCCGCAAGTTCTTTTATGTCAGGCGTATCGCCATTCATAACAGTCGCCTTAACAGCAGCTTTAACTTCGGCATCCTCAAAAGCGTTGTAACGGTCGGGCAACCCACGTTTAGCCGTTTTTGATATGCTACGCAACGCCTCGTTATATTGCTCAAATTGTTGTGCAGTCATTTCTCTCGTCGGCTCTTGCGCTTCGTTCGTCTTACCTTGCTGTGCCGTGTTCGTCGGTTCTACGGAGGGGTTTTCCGTAGTTTTGGGCGTTACTTGCGACTCGACAATCGCGCTCGTTTCGCCTTGCATAATTTCCCCCTTTGCGATTTGTTGCTGAACTTGTCCGTTCATTAAATTTGTTCCTCCTTTAACGTCTGAGTGACTGGTTTGTATATCCAACCTTTGTTGAACGCGCTTTTCAAATTCCGACTTATAATAGTCGTCCTGTAAAAGTTCGTCAAAGGTCAAAATACCGTCTATTATTTCGGTTTCGTAATCGTCTTGCTCTTCTTCGTCAAATACGATTTCCATAACTACCTCCGTATATTTTTGAAAAGATATTGACTTTTCGCCAATTATGGCGTATAATATCATTGGTAAGCCGTTAGTGCTGTTGGTAATTGAAGTTTCGCGCCCATTGCCGTTTCAGTTACTAACGACGTAAGCATAGTCAAAGGACATAATGCTACCGAACCCCACTGATTTACTCGGTGGGGTTTATATTTTGAATGCTTCGCCAGAGTGTGTATAAACTCTATGAATTTTATAACGATTGTTTTTCGTTTGAGCTATCGTTACCGCAACCACACCCGTCCTATGACCGATTTTTACATTAAAGGTCAAAATACCGTCGGTAATTTCTGTATTCATTATTGCCTCCGCAAAAACTTTTTTTCGGAATAGGTGTTGACTTTCGTCTTGGTTTGGTGTATACTAATATTAACGTAGGGCTTTGATATAAGAAAATTCGCCGGCGCAAGCTATATCCGAGGATGAGGGGATTCCCCGCAAGGGGTTGGCGTCCCTCCAAAGTCCAAATATAACCGTCACTATCTTGTGGCGGTTATTTATTTTGTTTAGACTTTCGCCTTTTGAACCCCGTCAATACATAGGTCACCTTTTCCCCTTTATAACTCCGCCCTATTACTAAATGTGTTTTAGTGGGGCGATAGTCTATTTCTATATCGCCTTTCGTGTTGCCGCCGTCCGTCGCGTCGCCATTTTCTATGGCTTCGGTAATGTTGTTGAGAATCTCCGCGATATGGGCTTTGATTTGCTGAACCGTTTTCCCTTGCTTGGCAAGTTCTTTCGTCCTATCGATAATCAAATGTTTTAGCCCCACCCTATCGTTGCCCCAAATATAATCGACGCCGATTTCATTGTTGTGGTATGTCATGGTTGCGGCGGATTTAACGTGTCCTTTTCTTTCCATTAGCAACATTTTAAGTGCCGCTTTGCCTTTCGCGCCTTTTAATTCTTCGCCATACAGTTTTTTCAACTGCTCCGGCGGCGGCAAACTCCCGTTGTCAGGGTCGGGCTTATCGCTATTTTTCGGCAATCTAATTTCGTCGCCTTCTATGTCGCCGCTATATAACTCATCGTCTGGAACGCGCATTGACACGCTTGGTGTGCGAACGCTTACGGCTTGGGATTTGGTTTTTGTTTTACCACTTGCCGCTTTAATGTCCGACTTGCTGAATTTGCCGCTTGCTTGCATTGCTTCTCGAAGCGTTTGTCCTTCGGCAATAAAAACTCTACGACCGCATATCGTGCGCCATACCCCTTTTTGCTCATTCATCGGCTTGTTCCTCGCTGTCGGAGTCTTCCGCGTCTTGTAAGCCCTTTTCCGCGCCGACAGCGTCGCCCTTCGACTGTTCGGCTTCTGTAATCACAACGCTTTCTTCGGGTGGTTTCGTAGGGTCTACGACCTGAATATTCCCACCCGCCTTTTCGGCATAAATAAGGTTCGTTTCCTTGTAAATCGCATCGTCCGACCAATCGGGGTGCTGTTCGCGCACAGCCGCAAATATGCTCATAAGGTTAGACGCTACTTTGCGTGAAAGCACTTCGCTAACTTCTTCGGGCGTGTCAACGATATACTTTCGAAATGCCGCCTTTATGCCGTGATATTCTTCCGCAACGATTGCGCTCTCGCCTGTCACAGTGTCCGTCGCCGTAGTGCTACCGTTTATGTAATCCTCATATTGCAAAAGAACGGAGAACAATTTTTCGAGGTAACGTTCGTAGTCGGCGGCAACTGTGTTGCGTGTCCGAATACTATTGCGTTCCTTAGCGTTTTGCGTTGCTTCGGCTTCCACATGTCCGGATAGTTGCAAGCCGAGTGTCGCTGCATTTATTCCAACTTTGTTAAGCGCGATATTTATTTGAAACTTTGCGGCTTCCACAAACTCTGTTGTGTTCAGTTTGGCTTGTATTTGTTGTAACAGCTTTTCGGGTTCTTTTACGTTTTGCGGCAAAAGAAACGAGTGTCGCCTTGTACTGAATGCGGCAGTGTCTTTGTCGCCCGTAATGTCTGACGGTATCATTTGGCTGTCAATCAATAGAAATGGGAACGATTTTCGCACCGTGTCAACACAGTTGGATAAAATTTCATCGAGCGCACCTGACACACTTTCCAAACCGAACACAACGCCGTAAGGTCGGGCATTATCGTACACGCTTGCACCTTGCGTATTATTCAATGTGTTCGGCAAATACACGAGTGGCATATCCGCAAGCGGAAGCACTGCGTTTTCTTTCACTCCGTATTCTTTGAAAATTTGATTTTTCAGTCGCTCGTCGTTTATGTAATTTGTCCCGTCGAATATGCGATGGCGTTGCATTATGCCGTCGTCGCAGTATCGTGAAACGCCTCCTTGCTTTATAGGCTTTTTACGGCGCGTATACACGGTATGCAATTCGTAAGGCTGAGGCTCGTTATTAACTATAACTTGCCGTTTTATCGTATATTCCACAATGCGATTGCTCTTGCGTTTCACAATCAGCTGTTCGGCGGGCACAAATTCGATAAGCGGCAAATTTGATATTTCAGGGTCGAAATGAATATGCCATGCACCGTCGCCGAGTCCGAGCGTTTCGATTATGCTTGACTTTAACAATACGGTATCAAACTCGTTTTCATTAAGTATAGGTTTCAATCTTTCGACTATCTTAGGAGGAACGCTATCGTCAAAATCATAACCTCCGCCACATACAAGTTTCGCTATACTTTCGCAAATCATCGGTATTATGCCGAAGAACTCTTCTGCGTTTTCAGTGAACTCATCTCCGTAATAAAACGACCTTTTAAGCTCAAACATTTTGTATGCGTCGGGCAAGTATTGTGCGGCTTCATACCGATACCAATATTTAATTACCGTAGGGTCGTTTGACAAAAGCGCTCGGTATTTAGCCGTATTAAACGCCCAAAATGCGCCTTGATTGTATAGCTTTGTTTTGTTCGCCTTTATCAAGTCCATTTGATATGGGGTTTTGATTTCATCCATTGCGTTTCCCTCGCGTTTTAAAAATTGCCGAGCACAGTTAGCTTCTTTTCTCTCTCATAGTCAATCGGTTTTCTAATTATGCGGTCTTTTGTCCAGTCTTCTTTAATAACAGTCCACCCTTTTGCTTTATAGCCTGCGCTCTCATAGTCTTCCTCGAATATAACCGTTCGAATTTTGCCTGTCGAGTCCTGAATACAAATACGACTTTCGCACGATACTTGTTCAGCCATTGCTATTATCTCCTATTATAAGTCCGTCGTCTACCGTCTCGCTTTCATAATCGGCAACGGCAGTAGAAGCAACGGCATCGTTAACCTTTTTATTGGGTGCGGTGTTTTTACCTTTTTTGCCGCTACTCGTATTGTTCTTATTCGCGTCGGAGAGCGCTTTCGCAATGCGTGCGTCTATATCTGCTTTTAATTTTTTGACAGTTGCGGTTTCTTTCCATCCGCTTGCCAAGTACGCATCTATTCTATAATCGTCGTCGTCAACAACGGTTATAAGTTCGCCTTTTGTAAATGTTTTCATTGCGCGTCCTCCGTTTCCTTTTCGGGTATTTTATTTTGTGTTAACGTTTTTAACGCTGTTTCCTTTTGTTTTGCTAATGCTTCAGTTATGCTACGAATACTTAAAGAAATCGCCGTCACAGTTTGCCCGAGCAGTTTTTCAACGTACGCTATTTCGAACTCGGATTGCGACATAGACGGTGCGCTATCGTGCTTGTGCATTTCACACACGTTTATAATCCCTTTGCGTATTTCGTCAAAATAGCGATTCAACCGTGCGCCTGCTTTGCCCGAAAGTCTAAACGGTTTACGGGCGGTGTTTTTCTTTGTCATTGTTTGGTATGCCTCCTAACTGAATTTAATTTTGTTATTGTCGCGCTCGCGCCTGTCGGCGAATATTTGCCTTATTCGCCAAAGTATTAAGTACGAAAAGCAGTCGGCGTAATCTTGCCATATATCCTTTTGGTCGAGCTCCGACCCGTCTTTGTCTTGCAAGATTTGCCTGTGCGCTTTCAGCATTTGTTCGTCGCACCACACAACGCGGCTTTGCGGATATTGCTTGCTCGGCATCATAAGCTGACACTTAACCGCCGCGCGCGCCACAAGGTCGGAGCATAAATATTTGTCGGACTTTACGCACCCAATTACTCCGACTTTGCCGCGCCACCTGCTGTGGTTTTGCCAAGTGCTGACAAGTTTGTAGTCTGCTTTGTCAATAAGTATCGCCTTGAATTTGCCGTAGAATTTAAGCCAATACGGGTATAGCCACGCCTCCGCTTCGTCGATAATGTCGCGGTGTTCTATGCTCGCTATTTTCTTTGAGGCGAGTGCCACGACACGGTGATATTGTTTTGTATACCCGCCGAGCGCGACTATCGTGTGCGATTTGCTCGTATCGTCGCCGTTGACGCTTGCGCCCACGTCCACCGTTGCCACCACTTCCTCGAACGCGTTTATATTTAAATCGTCGAGGCTGTAAAGCGTCACGTCGCCGAGTAGCGGCGCATACATTGCACCCTCCGAAAAGCCGCGACAACCGAGTATCTTGGAATAGTAATAGAAACTGCCGACAGGGTAACTCCGCACAAGCCTTTCGGTCTGTTCGGCGGTTTTATGCGGGCAATCGTCTTGCAAATTAAAATGATAGTAATGCTCGTCCGCTCTATCCTCCGCCATTTCGTCGAGTTCGATTTTAGGCACCGTATCGCGGAACATGACCGTTGCGTGATTTACAAGTTCGCCATAAAACTCTTGCGTCGGATTGCCGCCGTTCGTGGTAGTAATAAGCCAACCGGGATAGGAAAGACGCTGAACGCGCCCGTATGCTTCGCGCCACACGTCGGGGTGCAGAACGGAAAGCTCGTCAAGCAATATGCCGCCCAAGTCAAGCGAAAGAATATTTGCGTAACTCGTTTTGTTGTCTGCACCCGCTATGTACACAATTTTCTTTCCTGTTTTGGCGTTGATACAAAAGTGCGAACCTGCGGCATTTTTGTTTCCGTCGCTATATTCCGTGCATAGTCCTCTGTGTATATTATAGAGGCTGTCCGCCTTATCCACAAAATTTCGTTTGGCAAGCACAGACGACACGCCTATAATTGCAAATTGATTAACGTTTGCGGGCGCGTTCATTATGCGGTCGAAAAATACCAAACCCGCAACAAGGGTTTTGCTCGTTCCCATACTGCCGCATAGGTGCAATACTCGCGCTTTATCGGAAAATATGGCGCGCATTTTATCCGTCCATATTACCTCGTCGAAAGTCATTTGTCTTTCCCTTTGATTGCCGCTGCCGCTTTTTCGTATGCGATACGTATTTCGTCGCTGTTTTCGATATTGACCTTTTCAGTGGGTTTTTCGCCTATTGTATCGCGAATAACTTCATAAGCTTTGACATTACCTTTCAATGCTTGCTTTATAAGCGCAATGCTGGTTGCCTCGCTTCCGTCCATTTTCGTTCCATCGACGTCGTAATCAAGACTTAAAAGCTCTTGCAACGTATCTCTCAACGCTCTTTTTTCACGACGGGCTTCACCGCTGTTTTTGCCGCCTTTGCTTGTTATTTGCCGCAGTTCTTCCGCTGTTCGTTCATTAAACGGTTTACCTTTGGGAATTATTTTCTTCTTGTCGGGCATTATTATAACCTCTTTTTGCTATAAAAAAAGCAAGGCGTATGTTCCTTGCTTAAATGTATCGTTGTTTTTTAATTAACTATCACATAGTTTCATTATCTATATCAAAATCCAAACCAAAATCCCCTATGTTTGCATCATTTTCCAAAATGATTTTTTTATTTATCCGCAGGTAAATCCTATGTCCGCCGCAACATCGTCTGCAGGGTCTTTATCCTCAAACGATTTTTGGATATATTCCATATCGTTCTTTATGAGCTTTTTTGCCTGTTCCGCCGAATAATGCCAGCTCGAAAGTTCTAAGCACTTTTGAATATCCGCGACATACTCTTCGATATTCGCATAGTCCTTAAACTTGCAACAGCCTTTTACAAAATCTCTTTCATCGTTTGTCATGTCGTATACTCCTATTTCATGGATTTGTCGCGGCTGTTCTTTGCCGCGTCATAGTCTTTGCTTGCCGATACTCTCGCAAAAAAATCTTCTGCACTTTCGCTTGTCATTTTGCCTGTATATTTGTAAAATATAATCGGTTCGCGCGCGTCTCGCTCTTCCGTCCACCCGTCCGGCGCATATTCGTCGTTCCACTCGCACCAACTCACAGGCTCAAAACCGCATTTGGCATAAAAGCTGTGGTTGCCCGAATACGAGTCGAGCTTTTTACCGCCGTTTTCTACCGCCATAGCAAGCAAATCGCGTCCTCGCGTTTCGCGGTCGTTACCGTTCTTGCAAACGCTTACAATGTCGCCGTCTTGTGTCACCGCAACGGTGCTACCGCCTTTTGTGGTATGTAACTTTGCGCCGGGATAGTCTTGGTCGAGTTCTTCTTGCGTGTGCGCCGTTACGCGCCACGCTTTTTCGGCGGGGACAGTTTCCTTTGCTTTTTTCACAGCCGCAGAAAATTCTTTTGAACTTTTCCCGCCGTACTTTGTCGGTGTATCGCTTTTCGGTGCTGATTTAGCAGATTCGGACTTTGCGCTGTCTATATCTGACTTTTTGAATTTTCCGCTCTCGCGCATTGCGTCAGTAAGGCTTTGCCCTTTGCGAATAAAAATACGTCTGCCGCAAACGGTACGCCATACTCCGCCGCTTTCTTTATCGTCTGCCATAGTGCCTCCCATATAAAAGGCACTACCTTATTTTATCACGACGCATCGGCTATGTCAAGGTAGTGCCCTAAATTTCAACACTACCATTATAACATACTAAAACGGCAAAAAAGTCGTGGACTTTATACAATTTTTAATAAATTAAACTGTAACGCTATCATCGTTGCGTATGTAAGCACATCTGTTAGCCAATCAAAGAATGCCGAACGCTCTATAAATAGCTTTTCGCAAATTCTTTTCTCTTTAATTTTTTCAAAATATTTTAACCGTATTAAAGTATCTTTTCCCGTATTACGAAAATGATTTAAAGTCTCTTCAATAACCCTGCACCACAACACGGTTTCATTTCCTTCAACTGCCATTATTGCCTTGCTTTCCGTAGGATTGCCCACATCGGTTCCACCGCCCACAGCTCCGTACTTAGCCGTTAATCCGCGTTCGGAAAGCTCAACAATATCTGCCGCAGCAAGCTCTTTATTACGTTTATAATCGTAAAGCGCCCGCTCAACTCGGCGACGAAGTTTTCTGTCAAGCATTATCTGTCTCCTTGTTTTTCTTTCTTCTCACTTTTTCGCACTCTCCGCTACACTTCTCTTTTTCGCAGCTAAGGCACACTTCGCGGTATTTGTCATGCGGCACCCGCTCACGCCTACCCTCACTCTCCACCACCATTATGCTGTATTGCCTGAACCTGTTAGGTTTTGTTCTCATTCTCACCTCGCAGTTCTTTCAGACGCGCTTCGGCTTTGTCTTTGTTGGTAAACCAAGTTTTATTAAAATCTGACAACTTCACGTCCCATATAGACTTTTCATTTGTCAAAAGCCTTATATATAAAACACCTTGCAAAATTATAAACTCAGCTATTTCTCGTCTAACTATAAGCTCTCCGTCTATAATAAATATCTTATCGCCAACTTTGCACGGCAGCTCCACAATCTCACCCTTGCATTCCGCTTGTTCTTTATTCTTGTATGCGAGCCACCTTTCGCCGTAGTCACATGTGTCAATGGTAATGCACGCTCTATCACTTCGGATAATTTTATCGCCCATCCACTCGTCAATCTGCCCGTAAGAAGCATCGCTATCTTGAACAGATATGAGCCACACCCAATCGCCTACTTCTAAGGCTTTTAATTCTTCTATCGTTAATGGTTTCATTTTACTTCTCTCCTTTCATAAAGCAAATCCAATGCGTATTACTACGCTTGCCTGATTTATTTCCCATTACGGGTTTTTGGTCTGTAAGTTTCAAAATCTCACTTACTGTAATATTGGTTTCATTCCACTTAAAAATCAGAATGCCATTAGGTTCTAATACGCGGAAGCACTCTGCAAAACCTTTCTTTAACTCGGATTTCCAATCGCCCTGTAGCGCACCATACTTTATCTGTTGCCAACCGGTAATTTCGCTGTCAGTATTATGTAATAAATGCGGAGGGTCAAAGACTACCAACTTAAACGAATTGTCTGCAAATGGCAAGTTTGTAAAGTCAGCCAAAATATCGGGATTCACTTCATATTCTCGGCCGTCGCATAATCTCGTTTTAATTTTTCGCTTGTCACAGAATAAAACCCTACTATCAGATTTATTGAAGTAAAACATTTTACCACCGCAAGCAACATCTAATATCGGTTTTGCTTTCATTGTCTTAACTCCTTTATGAGTGAATTTATTTTTTTAGCCCCACTGTTCAGCCATAGCTTTGGCTACCCCGATAGGCGTCTTACTTCTCAATTTTGCTGTTTCGGGGTCATTCCACGAATATTGCTTTCCGTCAAATTGTGCTTTCCATATCCCTTGCGTTCTTTTCTCTTTCGGTAAAACTCGTGTTGCCTTTAATGGTTCAAGTCCTTTCAGCCAAAGGCAAGTTTTCTTACATTCCGTTTCGCCCTCGAAATCATAAGGGTTATATATCTGATTAGGTTTACGATAGCAAGTTGACATTATGCCGACAGGATTTTCAATAGCAATTTTGTCGCAGTCCGCCATAACAAACTGATAGAAAAACGAAATTGCTTCTCTTTGAAGTTTTATTGGCTTTCTGCCCTCTGTAAACCACCTTTGACCTGCTGTACACAAGTGAGTACACGGCGGGTGAGCAATTATCAAGTCCCAACGAGGTACAATAATATGTAAACAATTATCGCAAGTCCGAAATCTTATACTTGAATAATAAGTATTACGGGCTGAACCTGTATAATCGGGGTTTAATAAATCAAGTACATTGCCTTTAATATGCCATTCAGGGTGTCCGCCGCTATATTCTTGAATGTCGCAACTATATGCTTCGTGTCCTCTTTCCCTGAAAGCCATACAAACCCTTTGACTTTTCTCACAAGCTACTAATACTCGCATAGGCTTTGTTGGTTTTATGTATTCATTTTCAAACAATGACATTTGTCCCTTCATTCTGCTCTCCTTAAAAGTCGTCTAAATCGTCAAACTCTTCTTTCGATTCTGTTTTAATGTTCTCTGCTTTCGGTTGCTCTTGCTTCTCGCTGTAAAGTCAGTTTACTCCCTAATCCTTTTTGCACAAATATTTCATAATTCCTTGTTAAGTCTCTCAAATGCGGCGTTTAGCTTGTCTGCCGAATTATCCGTTGCAATTCGGTGTGGCGCGTCTTTATTACTTTTAATGTCTTCTCTCTGCCACTTTAAAATAGTGGATTTCATTGAAAATGTAGCTTGTGGCCTTTTTTCTTTGAACGCCTTAACTCGTTCTATGTAGTAGTCGGTTGTGTCTTTGCCGAGTTTTTGGCAAAGGTCGGAGTAGTCTTTATCGGAAAGCAAGCTACTACTATTTATTTTATTTTCTTTTACTTTACTTTGTTGCATTTCGGTAACTTTAACAGGGGTTTCCGTTACCAAAACTATTGTTTTCGTTGCGTTAATTGCGGTTTTCTCTTCCGAAACTAATTCAAAGGCATTATCTTCGCCCAATAGCGAAAACTCTTTGACTAACGCTCGCCCGCCGT